TATACAGGCTGGCCATGATATGCCCGCCAGTCTCTCCCCTGATGGCCCTTTTCAGGCACACCAAATCTATCCAAGAATCGTGCGTAATAATCAGGATTCGCCCCAAAGTCTTGTACGAGAGTCATTGGCTCAACTGAGCCGTAGAGTACGAGTTTGTTCATACAGACATATTCTTCGACAAAGCTCCTGCGAGATTCATCCCTGGCTTGAACTTAAAAGGTTTAGCAACAGGCGCTTTTCCTTTTATAACAATCCTTCTCTTTGTTATTTTCATACGTTATTTCTGTATATTATATGCTGATAAAGCTTGATCGACCGCCATGTGAACAGTGTTGTTGATATTGACGAGTACATAGAGCGCCCATGCAAGAATAGGAATGACTATCACACTCATGAATGCCCCCGATGCGATGATTATTCCGTTCATGCGCTCTCTCCACTTATTAAGTGCTGCAACGCTTCCGTTAGTTTTCTTTGTCTGCTCTTCAATACGTTCAAGTGCTCCCGTCGTATTATCCTCGAAAACACCCATGCGTTCCATAAGTTTATCGTGGAAAGCATCAGCACGTTCATCAGCAGCACTGAAGAGTTCCTTTATTTCTCTATTTTTGTAAGGCTCCTCTGGCATAGTTACTGTTGTTCGAGAACATCTACACGCTGACTAAGCTCCTCGACTTTCATTTCAAGGTCTTTCAAGAACTGAAGCAGCATTTTTTCAGGGTTTATTTCTTGTTTTCCCCCTTGTTGCATATCCCCTTGGGGTGCTTGCATTTGTGACTGCTGTGTGGTATTATCAGGCATATGAGTTTTCTTATTTTGGCAGTACTAATTTATATCGCTATTAAGGCTTCCTAGAAGCCAAGGCCCGTCCACTCCTTTAGCTTTTTGTTAATCTCCAATCCTCCTGCTGCTCCAATAGCCCCTGCTGTTTTTGGGTTATTTTCAATCCATTGCGCGATTTTCTTCTTTCCCTGACCACTAGCGGCTTTCTCGACCGCAGCTTGATTTGCACGATACAAGTCAGCCTCATGCCCAATCAATGACTGAATCTCGCTACCGTTAGGCGCTGTGTTGTATAGGTGCTCATTCCAAGAGTCTCGGACAGTTTTAATTGCGTATCCAGCCGGAGTCTTTGTATCAATCGTTCCATCTGGCTTAAACGCCGTTGGGAACTCTCGTTTCGCCTGAGTGTCGAAAGCAATTCTTCCGTCTCGAAGACCACCGATATTATCTTCTGCCTTTGTAGCGAGTTTATTGGCAAAATCAACAACTTTATTCACCATCGTCTGAGAGTCTTTTATGCGGAACTCTTCAGGGGCATTGTTCTTCACTGCTTCTAATGACTGGAAGAGCTTTGGCTTATCTGCTGAATACTGAACATTTGGGTCGCCTTTTAATGCTGTTTGAAGTTTTGATTCAGTATTTGTCATCTCTTTGGAGAGAATCTGGGTGTTTTTTACAGGGTCTTTTCCAAGACCAATTCCTTTAAGACGAGTAGCAAGGTTTACTGTCTGTTGATCGGGAGTGATTCCTTGCTCTCTGAAAATACTAGAAGGCGTGATTTCTCTCTTACCGCCAATTATTTGACCCGCTGTTTGTGTGAATTTCTTTCCTGTTGGACTCGTGTAAACAGCATCTAGGGTTGATTGAANAGCTTTCTTTTCAGCTCTATCTGCCAAGAACTTAGTTACTCCTGTTGAATCAGCCAGTTTCCCTAACATTCCCCCCGCTTTATCGACTGCTCTACTGACTGCTCCTGTTACTTTTGCTGACCCGAACGGAATGGCGGCTTCTCCGATAGAGGTCAACATCGCTCCTGATTGTTGTGCGGCGTTCGTGGGCTGGGTAGCCTGATTGAATCCCTCGATGCCTTGTGCGAACTGTGCCGCTCCACCGCCTTTTGCTTTCGCATCTGCCATTATCTGAGCACCGACTGGTCCGGCATTTTGCATACCTGCCATAGAAAGGTCCCGCGCTCCCTGTTTGAGGGCTCCTGTTGCCACATCAACATTTTCTCCCGCATTCCCTGAAGCAATGTTCTGCATAGGAGATTGAAAGGTCTTTTGTAACATTCCCGTAGCGTGACCAAGGGTTGCAGCAGACTGTGTAGAATCCATACCCGAATCCAACATCGCTTGAAGCCATGGGGGATTGCCGTTCGCAGGCTGCGCAGGGGCGGTCTGTCCCGTAGGGGACATTGCATTCAATTGTTCAGGCGTAAGAGTCATAATTATTCAGTTGGTTGAAGGGTTGTAAAGTCTGGGAGGTTCGTCCAGAACTGCGGAGGGATACCCTGACTTTGCATTCCTTGAACAGCGTTCACATATCCTTTCTGATAATCGGCAAGGTTTCTCTTATATGTTTCGTCGGCAAGTTGCACCAGAGATTGTCTCTGTGCAGGAGCGAGAACACCTCCATTTTGGAGTTTCTGCTGCAAAGTAGAATATTTATCTCCCAAAGAAGCACCTTGAATCATCAGATTCACTTGTGAATCAGTTACTTGTCCTGAACCGCCCTTAGCTGCTTTCACGAATGAATCAAGAAGCTCGAAGTCGCTGATTGATTTATCGCCTGGATTCGCGGCCGCTGCATGGATGGCAGCAAGATATGGGGCCACATTCGATGCTACTTTGTATGTTCCCGTGTCTTTGAACGATGATATGGCAGCATTGGTTGAGAGTGACCACTTACGGGTAACAGTCGGACTTCCCTGGAATACTCCGGCATTCGCAATAGTCTGTTTAATTTGATTGTACTGGGTATCAATGGGGCTTGGAAGTGCTGCCTTTAGCACATACGAACCATCTGACTGTTGCAAGTAGTATCCGACACCAGGAGCAACGATGTTATTTGTTCCGGGGTCAACAGTAGCTGCCTTGTTAGCAGATGTATAAGTTTCCATATCATCAGCAGACATCGTAAGAGGAACATCTTTATTTACCCATGATGGACGAGTGAGATTAGCGGGGTCGATTGGATTCACCCCAGCTTGGCCCACGCTGGACCCACCAGGAGCCCCAACTGGCTGCGTCGTGCCATAACCAGAAGCGAATCCTCCCCCATAGCCTGCCTGATATGCAGTAATTGCCGCCTTATAGTTATTTAACTGAAGCTGTTGGTTCTTGTAGGTATCCATTTGAGCGAGTGCGCTAGGGTCTGAAAGACTTCCAGGCGCAAGTCCCAGAAGATTCTCATAGTTATTGAGCATTTGAGGATTCCCTTGTGCTGATTGTGCCAATCCCTGATACCCCATTTGCGTCACATTGTACTGAGCTGCTGAACGTGCATTATTCTGCATCGTCATCCCCATTTGCAGCATCTGATTTTGAATCGAAGCTAAGGATTCAGTAACGCTTACTGAGAGTTGCTGACGGGCCATTGCATTCTGTGTATCTTGTTGAGCGAACTGCGTCATTTGCTGTACGTTCTGCTGCGCGGCATCGTATTGAGTAGAAAGAGAATTGTACTGTTTCATAATCGTCTTATTACGAGCGGCAGCAAGTGCTTGCACCTGACTTTCAGTTGCAAATCCACCTGCTTTTGTTACTTCGTCACGAATGTCATCAGTCGTACCGTTCATGATGTTCTGCATATTCATAAGTTGAGCGTTCATTTCGGGAAGTCCTGCTTGTTCTCGCAAATCATTATATTCCTGTTGGAGAGAAACGGCTGTAAGAGCAGGATTATTTATATTATTGAGGACCTGAGTGAGAGACTGCATGATAGGCCCCATCGAACTCGTCAAAGCTCCCATTACTGGGTTAGATGCGTCATTGTTCTGTTGGTCCAACGCCCCTTGTATGGCTTCACGCGCCTGTCCCGCCTGATCTGGTACTGCCGAACCACTCACTGCTGAGTGGAGATTGTTGTATTTTTGCGCCAAAGCTGCCTGTGTCTGTGGCCCAAAATTGCCATTCGGCGCTTGCAATCCAAGGTCTTGTTGTAACTTCGCTACTGCGGCGGTAGTCTGTGGACCATACGTACCTGAGCCCGTTGATACTTGTTCAGGGGTCAAATACCCCATTTGTACGAGGTAGCTTTGAAGTTGTTGGACATTTTGTCCCGTTGCGCCTGTTTGTAGAGAAGTCCCAGGAGGTTGTACAGCGGGGGTAGGTTGGGATTGAGTATTTTGTGCTGTATCGGTTGACGTATTTACAGTATTTTGGAAAGCAGCATTTGGATTTACATCTGGTGGAATCTGAGTGGGAGTATTCGTTGGTTGTGTAGGTGCTGGATTATTTACATTGACTGTCACAGGAGTACTTGGCTGTGGAGTGGGCATAGGGGAAGCTTGTGCCGCTGGTTGCTGCCCGGCTGCTGCGAATGTCGCCTGTCGCTGTGCATCTGTTTGTGTTGGCATATGATTAATTTATAGCTACTACACTTCCTACCCCATTTCTCCATTGCTGTCCGTCAAAAAACATCGGTATATTCGTATCTCTAGCATAGTAGAACTGTCCGATATTTGCTATAGAGCCGATTGGTCTACCTGTAACTGATCCATTCATATTCACATACTTCTGTGGGGTGAGTTGATATGCGTCTGTAGGTGTATCCCCGCGCTTGCGTTTTTTGAAATCATCCAATGCTCTCATGGCATCCGTTATCATCTGTTGCACCATTCTCTGTTCGTTGGAATCCATATTATTATTATTGCCCTTCTGGGGAGTAATCTATTTCAATCTTCTTTATCGTCATGTTTGCATTCCCGAGATTTAATATTCTTATACCAAAACTAAATAATGTTTTTATATTTGGGTTGAAATTAATTCTTTCAAGAGAACCTTGCATTTGTGTTAAATCTGAACCGGCTACATACGAATAGTTGAATGTCCCATTTTCAACTGGTTGTCCATCTCCTCCTATAATCTCAATCCTGAATGCGTTATTCGCTACAGTTGGTTCAGTATATACACGTATCTGAGCAAGCCCTATTCGCCTTGAGAAAAGTTGATTTTGAGTTTCATAAACTCCAAATTGAGAAGCAAAATTACCAGAAGGTGGTACAGAAATCGAACGAAGACTAAGAACACTCCCCGACTGGACATTATTATTAGCGACAGTCATATGTGAAAAGTAATGAGTTCCAATACCAGCACTTATGACCGAACTTTGTGAATCATTCGTATCAGGATATGAAACACTCACTAATTTGTTGAATGGCATAAGGATTATATTTCCATTGAACATAACCGGTGTGATTCTACAGATACGATAAAGTCCTGGTGGATTTTCTTGGTCAAGAGAACCAAAATAGTACATGGCACCAAATAATCGAGGGGTCGTATCTCCTTCAAGATAAATCTTTTCAGGCGCACACCAATACAAGAATTGTCCATTAACCCCAGTTGCATTTGGTAATGGAGGTTGATTATTAGTTAGAGTTATGATTTTTTTCCCCTCATTAAATATCCCTGCCCCGAAAGAATCAGTGGCGAATATATGATTTTGTTGTAAGTATGACTGTAATGCAAATATTTGGTTCTGACCGAGCGTAGTTGCAGCAGTTATCGCTGGATCGGAACCATTCCAATAGAATATTTTACTTTCTGTTGGCATCGTACTCAAAAGGGCTGGAGATGGACCATCAACTCTTTCATATAAACTCTCCGTACCAGAAATAAGTAAATAGTTATTATCTATTGATGTGTCTAGGTCTCGAATATTTGTTCCAGAAGGAAGCGGTGGGTTTAGAGAGCTATAAATGTTCCCACTGACACTCGATACCGCAAATACGCTTGATGTGACTGTCCCTGTTGCAGCTATCTCCCCTATGGTTTGACCATTGCCGAAAATAAGAGAACCAGCAAATTGTTTGAGTGGTTTATAACCATTTGCGGCATAATTCGCAGCATTTCCTACTACCTTATCAGCAGAGCCATCAAATCGTATTGAGTTCACCGCATTATCAGAACCAACATATATCTTTTCTTCAAATCCAAAAAACTCCATCGAACCTCCAAATAGATATGTTGCTCCTCCAGCCTTCACTGAAGCGATGCCTATCACACTGTTAACTGAGTTATTGGTGTCTGAACTTATTTGTGTTTTGTATAGATTTCCTTTGCTTCCGATAAGATATGCTGTTGGATTACCGGCCTCATAAGCACCATTTTTTATTTTTCCATCAAGCACTAAATCAGATACCCCAAATATATCTTGTGGAACTTCCAGCCATGTGAGGTTCATTGGTTTTGAGAATGGATCGTAGCCGAATGAACTGGTGAACTTGGCAAACCCAGAGTTTAGCTCACCGTTTAAGATACGAGTGAGTCGCCCCGTAAAGTTCGTTATCTCAAGAGTCTTTGTTAATTTTTTAGGTGTTTGAGCCATATTATTGACCTACTCCGAGAAGGGATAGATTTCTTGCGAAGGACACAGTTGCAGCTCCAGCGGCTGGTTCAATAATTGCCTGAATTGCACACCAGTTATTCCCCGCTCCATATGTTGCCTGCATATTGTATCCGACTCCTGAGGTTATTGTGCCATTGCTATCAAACAATCCTGAACCATGAGCATTCTGCACCAGAGTCGAACCTGTGCTTGCAGTAAGAGTATTATTCTCGTTCTCTCCAAGCATAATGGACCAGCATCCCGCGACTGTAGGGGTCGTAGTGATTGTTACTGGCCCCGCCCCCGTACTCGTATTGGTGTTTGACGCATTAGGGAATGTGAGAGCTGTCCCTGTAAATGACTCTGCGTATAAATCAAGGTCTGCTGCGGTAGCGTTAGCAGAAAGGTTTACCACCATGTTCTGAGAACCAGTAGTAGGACTTATAGTGTAATACATATAGATAAAGCCCGCCCCTACAGGATTTGTCACCTTCGTAAGAAAAGTCATGGCTCCTCCAGCCCACGTAAGACCTGTGAGGGTATCTAAGATTCCTCTGAATCCAACAGCTCCGATAATAAGCGTTGCTGAAGCAGCAATAGCCAACCCCGTTATTGTTGTTGAGGTTCCTGTGCTGGTTGCCTTTGCTGATACATCTCGTCCAATAGCCATACTATGTCTTCGAGGTGAAACCTTGCGCTGATACAAGTACTGATGCCGTCCCACTTATAGACGCTGTGAACGCGCTGTTCTCTCCTGTTTTAAGTGCATTTGGAAAAAGAATATTTGAACCACCTCCTGCTGGAGCGATAGTGTACCCAAGGATTGAACCGAGTCCTCCTCCAAATGTCACGAGTACCGAGGCAGAGCCCATGTTCGCTACCTGAGCACTTGTGATGTAGGTGAATATTGACGCTCCTTGGGCTGCAATTGCCGTTATAGAACCTCCCGATGACACACGAAGGTCTGCGGTGCCTCGAATCCATTTTGTAATAGGGGCATTTGCAGTTATTGCTTCTCCTACGGGGCCAACTGATAGGGCTCCATAATCTCCATCATTTGATGTTACTGAAGAAAGCGTGTCGTTACGAACATTGAGGTTAAATAATCCTCTATCACCACTGGTATGAGCAGTATCCTCCGCGTATGTACCTGCAATAGAATTAGCCTGTACTACTGCTATTACTGAACCGACTGGTACCGCAAGGATTGAAGATATTTGAGGAACAGTAATGATTGAACTATTACTCAATTGAACTGGTACAATTCCAATGATAGATGCACCTACTGTCCCTGAAACAGATGCTCCCTGAAGACCAACAACCGATGACATCAGTGCTCCTGTACCAGAATCAACTCTTACGTCTTGGAATTGTTGATTCCCCACATTTGTCATCCCATGAAGTGTTACTTGCCCGACGAATCCCATCATTGAACCAATGACTTGATTGTCGATTCGAGTCATTGTCATGATGCTGGCGGGAGAAGCTCCCGCCAATTGAACAGCACCAGAAACGGATTGGTTAGCTGGTGGAGTAAATGAAGCTGCGATTGAACCACCGATGATTACCGTGGCCACAGACCCACGTATATCAGCTTGCACAGTACCCGAGACACTTTGATTCGCAGGTGGTGTAAATGATGCCGCTATGGAACCTCCAATGATAACTGTCGCTACTGAACCGCGAACATCTGTTTGCACGGTTCCACTTATGCTTTGATTAGCTGCTGGTGAGAATGACCCCTGTACCGATCCCGTGATAATCCACGGATTTGTTCCCTGAAACGCTGCTACTGAACCTGATACGTTTTGTGTGGTAGGGAAATTACTGATACTTACTGCTCCTGAGACTGACTGATTTCCTGGGAACGTGACAGTGGCTGCAACTGACCCCGCAATGTTTACGATACCCGATACAGATGTAATGACTGTTCCTGACTGAACGACGGGTACTGTACCAATAACACTTGCCCCCACAGTTCCTGAAACGGAACTTGCTCCTCCTATAGATAGAACCGAACCTGAGACACGGACATTTGCTGTTCCATCAGAGTTCACTATGAGGGCATTAGTTCCTCCGACAGTAGCGTCAACAACCTTAATCTGCTGGTATGTTGCGCCCGCTACAGTATCTCCTGCGACCGATGCTTGTCCTGAACCGAATGTGATAGGTACATTACTCATATTATGTTGCTTTAGCTATGTTGACCCATGTGCTGGTAACGATTGAAGTCACTCCAATTACTGATGACTGTGTGAGCGCTAGCAAAAGACCGATTGGCTGCCCACCTGAATACGTCTGAGAAATGATTGAAGAAGTCCCCAATGGTTTGGGAATATTTGTATATCCTGTTCCGCTTGGTTTGTTTATATCTTGCCATGAAGTTGTCATACATATCAGAATGCCCAGCCTGTGATGGCGAGGCGCTGGGGAGTAATGGGTTGCTGTGATGCAGGGGCAAGAATGTTGATTATCTTGGCGATGCGCTCTGTGTATTCCTGCTGGTAGACTGCTGCCATCTCAGTGTCGTTCTGGGTCTTGTAGTAACGAGCTGCGATTAGACACGACAAGGCCCGGTAGTCCAATGACTGTGGGTATTGAATCGCTGTCCCTACATCAGGAGCTTCTGTTGGAGTGAGGTAGTAGAAGATACGGATACCCTGTGAATTGGCAATCTGCGGGGTAGGAAATATCTCGAATGTATCTCCTCGGTTATCAAAGAGAGGCCGTCCAATATCTTGGTTCACTCGCAGCCATGAGAACGATTTATTCTGAATGTTCGCAACGTCTACGGGCATCGCCTGGAGATAATTCTGTTCAGTCTGGTCCTGAAAGTTCACCTCTATAGTCTTCAGCATGTACATGTCTGCTGGCCATGCGTAGGTGTTTGGTGAGTTGGTGGTGAGGTTTGTATACGATTCCTGTGTCTGTGCCGCGTCGATGTTTCGATTCACTAAATCACGAGTCATTGTCTGAAGTGCATCGTTATAGAGCGCAAGACCCAACACGCTTCCAATGTTATTAGAGTCAGTTTGTGCTAACTGTTGCGCGTAATTTATCGCTGAAAGTACTGATGTGACCATGATGCTGCTCCTGATTATGCTCAGGAGCAAAGCATAGTAACTAGTAACTAGTTGCTGACTCTGTGCGGACGATGCGGAACACTCCTGGCTTGTCCTCGAAACGAGTAACACCGAGCGTAACTTTTCCACCGATTGAGGTGAAGAGGTTCAACGGGTTGTTGCTGTCTGGAGTAGTAACCAAGATAGGTGTTGGCTGCTGGAAGTAGCCCCATCCGAACGACTGGTCGCCCACGACGGTCGTAGGGAAGACGTTCACCGTTGAGTTGTAGTAGTTCTGATAAGCCGATTCCAAGTAGCGGATGCCACGGAATGAGCCCAGGCTTCCTGCACGCATCTCATCAACGCTCGTGTAGCGTCCCACATCCTGGTATGCACCAGTCTGAGAGTTCGACATGAGGTCGCCAGCAACTGCTGGATGGATGATTGCTGTGTAGTACTGACCGTCAAATGGCTTCACACCTGCCGCGTTAGCAGAGCGCATCCATGTAACTGCCTTAATCATTTCGGTTTGTGTGAGGGTGTCACCTGCTGCGAGTGCTGTACGAGATGTCTTACCACCTGCGTAGATAACACCGTTAACACCTGCGTTTACCACGGTCTGAACAACCGTATCAACGAGGCGAGCAAGTGCTTTGTTCACTTCCTCAGAACATGCATCAACTACTTCGATTGCTGAGTCGCGTACCAAGAGGTCGGATACCTGCACGAGGATTCCGAACTGGAACGGACCTGAGCCATACGATGTAGCACCCCATGTAACTGCGGTTGGATTTGTACCTTCAACGATTGCTGCAACACCGGCTGAAGAAGATACTGGTGCGCCTGGGGCAACACCTGCGTCTCCAAGAACTGATGCTCCTGCACCGTAAACGGAACCTCCGATGCCACCACCAACGTAGCTACCAAAGCTCGTTACCGAGCTGTTGATGTTGACGTTGATTTTAACAGGAAGCTGGTTTACCTGCGGGAAGAGAATTCTGTCGTAGCCTTTCGGGGCGTCACGACGCGTACCCAAACGGGCGTACTGGAGTTCTGGTTCAAGTGCTCGGATTCGCTCGGTGATGTATGCAACGAGAAGCTCCGAGGTATTTGCACTGCCGCCACCCCAGCCTGTCCCACGTAATGTAACTGCCATAATAAGTTTATTTTTAATGCTCTACTGCCAGATAAGTTCTTTGGCGAGTTCTGCGCGACGTTCATCCTGAGTCATGTCTTTGGCTGTTTTAGTGCCTGACTGCGGACTCGTTGCGGCTGATCCTCCTGCGATTTCTGCTTGCTGGGCTGCTGGTGCTTGCGCTCCGAGCTTTCCTGCCTTTCCGAGAACCGCGTAGGTTGCGTCTTCTACCGAAAGTCCTGCTTGTACCTTGGCCTGAATATCAGCTTTGAATTCCTTCGCTGCTGGATTGGCGGTCACGATGTCTACAAAACCTTCTGCAAAAGCTGCTCGTCGTTCAGCCTCAATCCTTGCGGTATCAGCTTTCTCGCGCCCCTCTGCCTCTGTCTTTACCTTGTTAGAGAGCTCAATAATGCGTTCTTGTGCGGGGGAAACTGTCTCAACAATTTCGTTCCCATTTGCGTCTACTGCCATATTTGTTTGATTTATTTTATCTACGTTGCAGGGAGGCGAATCCGCTGCCCGTGTAATAGTCACTTACTGTAATACGGGAGACTAATTCCGTACCACGATTAGTTCGACACCTTCCAACGCTGTTCGTGTTTCTTCAAGCACTCGTATGAATTGCAGTGAACGATGAGCTGCCGAGGATTGTTCGGATGCTGCATGATTCGCAATACCGAGTGATTGATAACTTCGTCAGCGTCTTTGGTTGCCGGACAATATGAGCACTGAAGCTGCTTGCCACGATAGTGACCGCACAACTTGTACTGGTATTCCGATGGGTAATTTCCATCTATCACACCGCAGTACTCACAAATGCCACCACGAACTTCAGGAAAAACATGTGTCATCCCTGATGAATGGCTTCCGATACGCTCAATATCCATCTCACGAGGAGTTAGATACTGAGGAGCTTGTGAGACTGGCGCTACGGTAACAGGAGCAGTAACGCGCTCCGTCGCGGACCCTGGGGTCATTTCATTCTGATTGGCCATGAATTCTCTTTCTTACTCCTTGTAATTCGACCCGAAGAACATTCTCCCACTTATCAAAGTCAGAGAATCGTTCAGCCCATTTCATCTCCCCCGCGATGCGGTTGAGTTTATTGGTGTCGGGATTGCTTTTCGACGCTTCCTCCATCATATCTCTAGTGAGATTGCGATGAAGGCTATCGAATACTTCTGTTTTCAATGTGCTCCACTCCTTACTGCCTTTGAGTGTCTGAATTGCCTCCATGATACGCACGACTTCCGCTTCTCGCTGCTGAACTCTGACTTTCGTCTGTTCAACTGCTTTCTCCGGCTCGGGCTGTATCAAAGAGTTATTCATTACGCTGTTGCGGACTGACTGTTCACCTTTACTTCCGTAGTAAGAAGGTTACTTGCTGCGACCGTCAGGCTCCCTGTGATAACCAGAGCGACTCGCGCCGTCTGAGAAAGCAAAGGCATACCTGAGAACTGATTCGCGCCAAGTGTTGAAGCTCCTGCATTCGCATTCTTGATCGTACTCATCACCGATGAAGATACGTTGTTCGGACGAATACCCTGACTAATGACTGGTACTGAGAGGAATTCTGCGCTTGCACCAACACCATTCGAGATGATGCTTGTACGAGCTACGTCATACCAACTCGTGCCTCCATCATCAGTAGTCTGGAAGATAGCTGAAACGCCACCTCCTGCGGTAGATGCCTGGAACTTAACAACCACGTTGTCAGTGTCCTGTGGAATGGTGAGTGGGATTATTACGATGCCACCGACCGAACCAGCACCAACTTCAGTGCTATTTGTTGAACTTACGACTGTCTTGAGAGGTAATCTAATTGCCATATTCTATGCGTATTTATTTATAAACTCGACCATTACTGCTTAATATTTGCCCCCGAACATCTTTTGGGCGGCGCTCTTCATCTTGCTCTTATGCATCAGTTTTTTGTCCATCATCTTGTCCTTCTTCGAGCCCTCTTTCAGACCCATTTTCTTGTCCATCATTTTGTCCGCTTTTGACTTCTCCAACTTCTTCATAGTCATTGCCATATATGTTTACGTCTTCCATTGGTTATCTGCTATTTCTGCTAAGACCCGCCTCAGAAAGTGCAATGGCAATCGCCTGCCTTCGGTTCTTCACTTCTGGTCCTTTCTTAGAACCCGAATGTAGTTTACCGCCCGCAAACTCTTTCATTACTTTATGAACTTTCTTCTGACCCCTTGCTTTAGCCATTTATGATGTCAATGAGTTCGTTAACTGTCCTTGCTAGATTGTTGAGGTCTTCCCTTGGAAAGTCAACAGAGACCTTTTGAATCTTGGTGGGGACAACCGTCTCGACCATGACTTCCTTCTTAACAACTTTCTTTGCCATACTTAGTAGCTGTTAGAGCGGCCGTATTCCGTTGTAAGCACCGAGGCGATGCCTTGAGTCTTGACGGCCACACGCTGATAAAGACCGTATAGACGATTTTCTCCCATCATCGAACTCGACCCTGCGTTATTCACCTGTGATTCAATTGGGATAACGAAACGACGGAACGTGTTTGCAGGGATAGCGTGATCGAAGTTCGCCGTTGCACCTGCGACTGCTACTACTGATGCTTGCGTATCGCTAGTCGCTACCCACCGCATAACAACTGGAGTTGCTCCCGCTGCTATTTCAATGGCAGTTGTATTCTGGGTAAGAGTGAGCACTGACGATGCGGTTGCGTTCTCTCCTACATACTGTGCCAGCGCCTTAATTGCAGGTGGCGACATGTAAATAGGCGACTGACTGTCTCCTACTGGTTGTCCTTTTGCGTAGTTTCGACTCATATTAGTTATGCATTTTGCTTAGTGTTGTGGCGAGATTTGCACGCTTCGCTAGGATGCCTCCTTTCTTTTTTGCTGCTGATAATTTCTTTGCTGGTATTTTCTTTCCCATGGGAACTCCTAGTTCTTTATGCAAGGCTCCCGGATGTTTTATCGCTCCTGCTATCCAATTCTTGGCCATATCATTGCTTCTGTTGAATGTTTTGTAATGTAGCGTTTCTCAATGAAGACGCTGCTTGCTTCGGGTCCTGATTAGCCACACCGACCTGCGGCTGTTGTGGTTCTGGTGGAACGCCTGGCTGCTGTCCTTGTTGAGGTTGTCCAGGTTGCATCTGCGCTTGCTGCATCTGTTGCTGACGCTGCTGAGACAACGCTTCCTCATGCCATTGAATATGAATCCACTTGGCCCACGAGTTCTTTGACTGTGCGTGTACAGCTAGGTGCTGCTCATGGTTATCCGTCGGACCTACTTGTGGCATTGTGCCATTTCCTAACTGTTCATTTTCTTGGGTTGCCTTTATTTCGTCAATAGAGTCAGGGATAAGGATATCAATGGTCTGTGGGTCAAGCGACTGGAACTTCGGGAATAGCACGTACTTGTGGAAGTTACGCATCCCATCAGGTGTCAGAGACTGCTGGAAGTCAGGGAGCAACTGCATGAGGTCACGACGCTCAACCAGTTCTTTGTATTCAGCTTCCTTAGCTGAGAATACGAGTACGCCTGGCGGAAAGTTAGTCTTGATATCACCGAGGTTTATTTTCTCAAATGTCACACCCTTAACACCTACGATAGTGGCAATCTTTTCATCACCCTCTTTGGCATAGCGCACATAGCGCTGATACCAATGCGACCAGAACTCTTCAACCCCGAATTGCATCACTTTACTCTGAAGCGACTGTGCAAGGTCATTGAGTTGCTGTTGGATAGCAGCCTCTGTTGCTGTTTGTTTGCCATGCTTCTGTGCTTCAGGGGCAATACCTGTACCAACAGGGTCAGATGCTTCCTGGTTAAGCATATTCATGAATGCTTGGAGGCTTGGGTCCATCGCTGAGTCAGTGTTGAGCGGTGCAATGGCGTCTGTGAGGCTCTCCACTGGAATGTGCTGGTATATCTGACGAGAGAACAACTGTGTTACATCTTTCACCTTATCAGGGTTGTACATGTAGAGCGGGTTGGCCTTGTCCTTGGCTGCGAGGAACGCGAGGTTGAGAAGCACTGATCGAGCGCGATGCTTGTCTTCGAGTAGGTCTGCGACTGAGAATACGACTGAAGCATGTGGCTCACGAAACGCTTCCTTGACTACGATAGGCCACTTGGAGTTCGTTTTGATTATCTGTCCATCAGGACCAACGATGTCTGTCCCATCTTTTAGGTCAAGCTTTTTGTGATAGAGAATCTTAGAGAAGTCGCGGTCAAGCCAATATACGCACTTATCACCGTCCTTATCATATCCAAAGAACTCTAGTATCTGGTGAATGTCTCCTTGGAATGAATCACTTGCTTGAGGAGTAACGAACTTGGCACGTTCCTTGATGACCTTGTAGTTCCACAAGAACGCATCTATGCCCGATGGGATATCTTTGGCATCTTTGATACTCGTTATGATGCCGGCCTTGATGAGGTCGTTTACTTCATTGGAGGACTTAGTAATCCATTTCCAGTAGTAACGCCACTCCTGCGGTTCAGACATGAATGGGTCATATCCAAAGGCCAGTGGATTAATTACATGCGGACACATAATCTTCCGCTTCGGGTCAAAGCGCAGTGTCTCCATATATCCACGACCGAAGAACAACGTATCCCACGTCCAGTCATAGTCGAGCTTTGACATGTTCATCTCTCGGTAGTCGTTCTGCGCCAAGATATTCAGGCTCTGCACCTTCTTCTGGTCCATTTCTTCACCGGGGACGAACTTAATCTGCATCTTATCGTCATATAGGTTCGACATGATGCGGTTAAACAGCGTTAAAAGGAGCGTAGACGCAATATTCTCATCACCACGCTGCAAGTTGTTCAAAAGGACTATTTGATTAGCCTGGCGACGTTTACGAGGCTGTAGGAAGTAGAAAGACTCGGTATATTTCGAGTAAATATCACGACATTCCTCAGGGAGGTTTGCCCGAATCTCGTTGTCAGTCATTAAATCAGCCATGAACAATCTGTGAAAGCGTCTTAGGAGTTAAATCGTGTGGGATGATGTTTCCCCTACTTGGTCGTGCTGTAACCCATATCTCATAGTTCATCTTTTCTGCATTGATCGTGATGCGAGGGTTGATGTCTGGGACAACCTTGAGTCCATCTTTCCATAGAGCAACCTCAATACCTTTGTAGTGCGAGTTAAAGAGCTCTTGCTTAGTTGGTGTGTATTGGCTAAATGCCGCTGGATTCATGCCGAACTTGAAACAGCGAAGAACTGCCGCAACCCCTTCGCCCTTATCGTCCTCAAGCTTTGTCTTTGAGGCGGCTTCTACTTGCTGTGCTTCATAGCCATCAAACTCACCGCCGACGATCTTCTTAGATTCACCCATTGCATCGAATGAGTTGTCTGTCTCAAACTGACCATTACCGATAGATTTTGGTTTCTTTATCCGCGCCATATATCAATATTTCTATCTCTAAACTGAGTACCAAACTGTTTTATCATTCTCGTGCTCTTAATCGTGGTGTCTGTGATGCACTGTGTCAATACAGCCGCATCTACACAATTAGGGGATAACAGACCTTCTTTGAATAATTCTTCCTTTGGTTGGATTGAAAGACGGCCATCCCTGTTCTTGTACTTCAAGTACTCAAACTCATTCCAGCCTATATCGCTTAGGAGTCTGCCACCTGATAGAAGCCACTGACGTTCTCTCCAGTGCAATTCAGCTTTGAAGTTGGCGAACATATCATCTTCTGACTTCTCACCAAAATCCACACCTCTCAGTGGGTATTCAAGCTGTTTGAGCCGATCATGCACGCCACGGCCAACACCTGTCTTATCTACCACAATGAAGTCTGCTTTGAGGGTTTTATATGCGTCCTGAATAACACCTACTAAATCCATGGTGTCTTGGAGCTTCTGATTGAATACAACTTCTTGGAGATTGCCTGATTTAAGGACAATAGCTGACTTATCTCCTCCGGCCGCAGGGTCAACTCCTAACACTCTATAACCCGAGTGCTCACCTGCATGAACAGTTGCGCCTTGTAGCTCTCTGTCTGTTACCAAGCGTAAATAGCCTTTCTCGTCCATTCCCTCATCGAAGGCATCCCAATTACCCTCCAAGAACGCTTTACGCTGGTTCTCAGGCAACGATTCAAGAGACTTATAATAACTCTCATCAAGGTGTGGATTATCGGTTGGGAGGGCAGGGACGAATACGAACTCATACTGTTCCTTCTCTTCGGGTGGGAACATACGCTTCACCCACCAATTCTTTACCCACGCTTCTCCAATAGGATTACACGCTGCAAGAAAACGAACATCCTTTATTCCGGCCCATCGTAGACGCTTGCGTAGCTCACGGAATGTAACAATCTGGTTACGGTTGATTTCATCCACGCCCATTACTGCAAACTCCACTGACAGATACTTCTCCGGGTCATCAAGGTTACGAAACGCTATTACTCCCGAACCATACTCAGGTGCAAGAGTGAACTCGTGCTTTGATTCATTGTATTTACCAAGCCATGCAGGGAACTCATACCTAACCTTTGAAAGGTGTCGGTCATTGAGTGATGGGTAGTCTTCACAAAAGAGGCCCGCTCTAATTCCTTTTTGTCCGTACTTGGCAAACAACTTCATCAGCCAATACACCATCATCCATCTGAGCCAGTATGATTTACCACTTCCAAGTGAGCCTCCATAGAGGACAAACTTAAAACGCTTAGATGCCAACTGCGCTTCTAGTTGTTTCGGGAGGAACTTTGCAAGCTCGCTGAATTTGAGAGGTTCTTCATTCATCTACAGAAATTACCTTAGTAGTGACTTCACCGGTTACTTCGGTGTCTTGCTTTGGATTGCCTTCTGCCATCTTCCATACAATCTCTTTTGGCAGACCATCCATAAACTCAATCTTCTCCTCATCAGTGAGGTTCTTTAGATAGTTCTGAGCAAATGTCTTTAATGAAATTGTGCCTGGTGGTCGTCCTGCTGGATTTCCACTTTGACCTTTCTTAAACAAATGCGGTAATGACTTCCGCTTATCTTGTTTCTCTTCTGTTATTTCAGTATTTTCCATAACGTATGTAAATCTATGTCAATAGCAACGATTTGAAGCTATTCTTATTCTCTTTGAGATATTGGGGCCAATTGGATTCATCTACTTTGAAGGTGAAATCGCGCCCTAGATAATCTATACCTTGCTTGTGGCGCTCTGACAAGAGAGTCTGTACTTCGTAGGTATTATAGCTTTCTGCTGTGTATGAATCATTGAGCTTTCGTTCTACCTCTTTGACGCCGCCTTGTGAGGTGAAATGCCAACCTAATGGCTGTCCCTTTGAATACAATCGTTTATCGCTTCTTATTTCATTGAGGCATTTGCCTTTAATATCTCCGTATTCTGTGATGAGGGTGCCATAGAACTCTTCATTTGAGAGGTTATTGAGGTAGTAGGCATAGACCCTGAGCTTGGCTTTGGTGGGCGAATTGGATTCAAAGTGCGCTTCTGGGTCTATTATCTCATCTACATCGCCTATGAACAATGTGTCATCATCTTGTACTTTATAGTGTGTGAGTGCTTTTTGGATGTTTTCTTTGATGTAGAACTCCCTCTTCCAGTGGTCTGCTCCGGTAGTGTTGGGGCTTTTGAGTGCCATATCCCAGAGCTTCGGGTCGTCCCACTGGTTAACTACGTAGTATTCAATCTTTTTCCACCATGGTTTGAAGTATCGCTGATCTCTGAAGAAATAGAGAGGTTTGGGCTGTCCTGTAAATGTTTTATTAGCCTCTACAATGATGAACTTATCAACGTACTTATCGAGAATGTTGAGGTGCAGCTTGAGTACTGCTGTCTCCCCGTTGTATGTCATGATATCTATTATCGCCATATACTTTTTCTTTTTCTACAATCCATGCATTCAAACACGAACTGGTGCATGTAAAAGAAATATTTCCAAAGAAACCAAGGTCTCCGTGATTTGACAGTCCACTTGTGTAAATGACTTATCGCCATAAGTAGAAGTAGCTCCGTTCACACGCATGTGCTTCGGCTGGGTGCATTGCAAAACTCAGTGTATCACGCATTTCTGCGTATAAATCCCGTGAGTGTCTGTGTACACGCTCACTGGTCAATAGGTAGTTGCCTCCTGGTGCGAATGGTACGAACTGGTCACTTGGAAGTCTAAAATAGCTAATCCATTCTTGCCAATTATGGAATCGTCCTTTATCTAGTGCGGGGTTGTTGAAATACCAGCTATCTGCTCGCTCTGCATATATCGGTCCTTCGTATCTGCATACAACTCCCCATTTATCTGAATATGTCTTGTGGTCCATCTTCAGAAGTGGCGCGAACTCTCCTTCCGCGAGCTTCTCCTTGAAATAAGGCTCATCCACGTACTTAAACAAGTTTGTCTTGCCCCACACGAATATGTCAGGCAAGTTGTGGTAGTTCTCCACCAAATAGCTTAGCTTATCGAAATCCACATCCCCTACGTTCTTTGTTTTATATATGTGGTCAGCATAGAACTCTCTCTGAATTCCATCGTCTGATCGATCATATATGGTTGTGGCGAGGTCGTATCCTTTGAGCCACTGTGGGTCCGAATTGTAATTTACAAGGATTGCTTTCATATAATTTTTACCCAATGAAACCATTTCGTTGAAAACTGAATATAAAAATTATGGTAGCTCGTACCAAACTCAACAAAATAAGGCCTATGCGTTCTTGGAACTGACTTACTGCATCCGCGCCACTTGGAAAAAGGAATATATAATTTCATATATACGTCCATCGCTTATCTGAATAGTAGTTTTGGGGGAGAGCCCATACTTTGGTGTTTCTGCGAGCCCAATAGCGTGGGGCTATTACTTTCTTTACCTCTTGGTTCAAGAGTGTGGGGAATATGTAGAAGCTGCTGTTAGCGATGATGAGATATTTTGCATAGCGCACTGAACGCCAGTTGAGAGCTATGTCTTGAATGATTGGGTAGTCTGGGAAGAACTGCTTGGCCAGAACTGGATCGTCAGTATGTACCTCGAATCGCATTGCGGCGTTTAATCCGAGCATTTTATATACCGCATCATCCCAATAGTCCTTGGTGAGGAAGAGTTCGGGGAAGATTGAATACTCGCCGCCCCGGAATCCTATTACACAAAGGTTGTCATCAGTCTTTAACGGTTCGACATGTAGCCATTCTCTCACCTCATTGAGCCGATGATTGAAGTAACGCTCATCTTGGAACTCCCCGTCTATGATGGTGTTGTCATTGATGAAATTGATTTCAGGGTCATATCCCCGAATGTCTACGCCATTTTCTAGTATCTTCTTCTCTTGGAATGGGGTCATGTTATCTCTCACAGGTACTCCGAGGTCGAGATTCATGAATGACTTACCTTTGAATAGTTCTGGATTCTTCATGCCAAATGAAGTCCATTTGTCTTTTGCGGCAACTCGCGCAACTACATAGCGAAAGAGCTGATTACCAAGTCCGGAACCTTGATGAAATATTCCAGCTATCATAGGCGTTTTCTCAACTCCGATGATGAATAGTCATGTCTACGAGTGTTGAAATAGCATTTCACTAGAAGTTCTTTCCCTGTAAACTCCTTGCCACGATACTCCTCCCCAAGAATACGCACATCGGGTTTCAGTATATTCAGCAGGTTGAGCAGGTCTTTCTCAGTGTCGTAGGGGATGATTTCGTCTACATACTTGCATCCTTTGAGCCGAAGATAGCGTTCATAGGTTGATTCAATAGGGCGCTTCTTGGTGTCGGGGCGGTCAATACTTGGGTCTGTTTGTAGGCCCACAATAAGATAATCACACTGTTTCTTCGCCTCTTCGAGCATAGTGATATGTCCCGCGTGGAGCAGATCAAACGCAGAGCAAGTAAATCCTTTTATCATAGTGAAAAAATTGACCGAGTATAAAGCCCTCGGTCATGGCATCTTTCATTCTTGCTTGAACCAACGTTCAGCTTTAACAAACTCATGTTCCAAATCGACATTTTGCTCTGCAGCCAGAACAAATAGGTCGATGAAGACACATGCGATTGCATGTTTGATGTCTTTCCTTTGTTTCTCCCAATTACATTCGACATCACCTGTTTCAACAGCGAGTGAGAAACTTGCATCAGCAAGTTGCCTCCCGATAGCGAGTAGGCGTTGTTCCGTACTGATGTTTTTCGGGAACCTTCTAGAAACTGACTCTTGCCATCTTTGTTGCCACGCTCGAATTTCCATTTCGACCTCCTGTTAAAGAATGGAATCATAGTGAGTGGAATGCGAATGTTTCTATTCCTTCGTTTTCTGGGATTGAATGCTCGCGACTGAAGTATTTAGCTGTTTCGAGCGGTGCAAAGCGGCATCCATTTGTTTCAAGGACTCTTCTGTTATGGCATGTGAGGAATCCATCTTCATTGGTATTACCATAATAGGATTTCCATTCAAGATTGAGATTACTAGGGAGTTCAAGAATTCGTTTCGATCGGATAGAGACTGAATTACCCACTCTGACGATTTCTCCATCTGGTGTTCGATAGGAATAGTCATCTTGCGGGAGTGGCCACGGAGCGCCGATGTAGTCGTAGTCGAGGAATTTGGGACGCCAAAGGTCCGGCCGAATAACGTAGCCATCCGCGTGTATGACCATCGCAAAATCTGTTTGAACGTAGTTATGCAACTCATATATCATCTTGTAATTCCAGGTATCTATTGAATCTATCTTCTCGTCCCAGATAAGCTTTACTGCTCCGAAGTTTATTTCCTTACACGATTCGTCAATGGCTTTTTTGTGACCCTCAAAGTCACGATTTGTTAGTGCAATGAGCGTTATCTCAGGAAGTTCGAGCATAATCAGTGAACGCCTTTACCACGTACTCACGGTCTGCTTGGGACATTCTCGGGTGGACGCCAATCCAAAATGAGTGTTTGAGGATGTAGTTCGCTTCTTTAAGGTCCATCTTGCGATATACGGAGTTCTTGTAGGCAGGGTGTTTTGTGATATCGCCCGCAAACATGGAGCGAGTCTCAATACCACACTTTTCAAGATGTGCCACGAGGGGGCCGCGTTCCTTTGTTGTTGTGAGTGGGAATGAGAACCAACATGGCTCTGCATCTTTCACCGTAACAGGCATAATAAGACCATCTATTTGTGATAGGTGTTTGTAGAGATAATCGTAGTTAGCTTTTCTGAGGCGCTTTATTTTGTTTGTCTTTTTGAGTTGTTCGCGACCCATTGCTGCTTGAAGTTCGAGTGGGGAAAGGTTATATCCTATCTTCTCGTAGATGAATCGAGCGTCGTAGTCATCTGGAAGAGTCTTCCACTTACCGTTGTTGGTGCGGCGTGGAATGTCGGATTGTCGGCCCCAATCCCGGTACATCATTACTTTTCGGGCAAGTTCTCCGTTGGAAGTAAATACTCCACCGCCTTGTCCCATTGAGACGATGTGAGCTGCATGGAAGCTAGTAAAGGATATATGGCCGAAGCTTCCAACCTTTCTCTTACCAATCGAGCCTCCCCATCCGTCACAGTTATCTTCGATGACATATAGTTTATGTTTCTTAGCTATTTTCATGATCGCGGGCATATCACACGGATTGCCCACTGCATGAACACAAATAATGGCTTTTGTTTTCTTTGAAAGCGCAGCTTCTATTTCGTTGGCATCTAGGTTGTAAGTGCCAATCTTAGAATCAACAACCACAGGAACAAGGCCGAGCTGAAGTATAATGTTAAAAATAGTCGGGAATGTAACGGCAGGGATGATGACTTCACTTCCCCGAGGAAGTTCAAGAGCAGAAAGAGCAAGCAGCCCAGCACTAGACCCAGAATTAGCGAGTATTCCATGTTTTACACCTAAATATTTAGCCGCCTCTTGCTCCATTTTCTTTCCTTCTGTCGCTAGAGGCCACCAATTCTTATTGATAATTCTCATTGCCGCACGTTTCTCTGCGTTTGTGAGCATCATTCCACCATACGGCACTTTATACGTCATACGAGGTCTTTAATTATGTCTTGTAAACTATACTTGTAATCCCATTCTGGGTAATCCTTACGAAATTTGGATACATCATGGATGTCATAGAGGCGGTCTCCTTTACGTGCTTGGTGGATTTCAATATTGGGTTTTTCTCCATAGGGTCGATTGTAGGCTTTCATGAACAACGCGATGGCCTCTGTGACAGATACAGCACGTTCAGGGCCACCACCAATATTGTACACTGCTGCTATTTTTGGATTCTGTACAAAGTACCAAAAAGCATTCGCAAGGTCTGACGCGTGGATTTGATCTCGTACGTTCTTCCCATTACCAAATATCTTATATGTTATTCCTTCTCTTACACATTTAGCGACGTAGGACAGGAAGCCATGCAGTTCTGCTCCTGCGTGATTCTTTCCCGTAATACAACCGGGACGAAAACATACGGTCTTCATACCAAAGTAATTCCCGTATTCTTGAACATACATATCTGCGGCTGCCTTTGAGCAACCAAATGGCGAGCGAGCCCCTGCAAAATCAAGACCCAAGTTCTCATCAGAAATGCGTTCACCTACCATGTTTTCACCGTATACCTTATCAGTAGATACATATACGAACGTAGCTGTTGGACAGTACCTTCTCGTTGCTTCTAGGAGTACTACTGTGGCGCGAGCGTTCACATCGAAATCTTCGAGCACGTGGTCTTTGCTGTAATCATGACTTGGCTGTGCTGCCGCGTGGATGATGGCATCGAACTGATGTTCGGCAAAGAACCAATTCATATCGGACTCGTTTCTTATGTCGAGATTGTAGTGGGTATCTCTTTTCTCCACTCCAAAGAAGTGGGCTCGCATATTATTATCCACTCCAATGACATCCCAACCTTTTCCCTTGAATAGTTCAACACAGGCTGAACCTACAAGACCACTACTTCCTGTTACGAGCAACTTCATATCTGTTGCCATTCAGGGAGTAAGTCTATCCGTTTGATTGAATCGGTGAACCATTGGCTTGGGGCGATTATCTTTGTACCCGCATTACTGAGAAATGCCGCCCACCAACTAAAGCTGGAGTTGGCCATGATGATTCCTTTACATGATGCCATGAGATTGAGGTCATCTGATTCATCTTCTCCGATAGGAGCCATTGAGAATCGCTTCCCCAATAGAACTGGCAGATGTTCTCGGCACCATGCGCGGTCTTCTTCGTCGCGCTCAGAATTCTGACGATCCATACAGAACACCAAGAACTCAGCATCAGGGAACTGTGATACTGCTTTTTGGTAATACTCAGTCTTGGTCAGGTCGGTGTAGAAGTCAGTATCTCGGTAATCACCGCGTCTGATATGGATAGCTACCTTGTCAGTGGTTCCGATGTTCTCTCGGAAGAGCTGCCAAATAACACCTCGATACTTTTCCCAATACTTGTAGCTCTGCACATACTGGTCAGGCACTTCTCCATCGAGCATCTTGCCTACGATAAAAGCCTCCTTGAACATCAGGTTGCCCATCCCACCAATTATGTTGCGTACTTTTCTCATGCGAGCATCCATTCCTTATGGGCTTTCTGCCAGTCAATAACTCGTTTGAGGGACTCCTCAAAATCCATTGGAGGCTTCCATCCAAGGGCATTTATCTTCTCGTTATCAAGACCATAGTGCGGGTCGTGTCCGGGCCGCGCACTATGTGAGTCCTTGATTTTATACTTCAACTCCTTACCCATTAATTCAGCGATAAGCTGGGCAAGTTCAAGGTTATTGAGTTGCCTATCACCTGCGATGTTGTAACGGTCAGGCATGTCTGCCATAAGCGGCTTGTGCATGTAGGGACGGGTGTGTTTGATGATGAAAAGAATCGCATCGGCAAAATTCTTTGAATGGATGTATGAACGGGAACCAATCTGACCATCTGCCTCACCGTGAATCTCTACCGTCTCTCCTTTTTCTATCTTTGCTTGAACCATTGCAGGAAACTTGGAAGGCTGCTGCATCTCACCGAAATTGTTCATTGTGTTCGTGATGATGACCGGGACTTCGTAGGTTCTCCAGTATGAGATAGCAATAGCCTCCTGACACGCTTTAGATGCGCTGTACGGGTTACTTGGGATGATAGGAGCCCATTCCTTCATCTTGTCGGAGTCTTTTGTCTCAATAGCTCCGTATACTTCGTCTGTTGAGATTTGGAAGAAGAACTCTGGCTTTACTTGTCGTGCGTACTCTAAGAGAGAAAGGGTGAGGTCTACGTTGTTTTCAATGAAAGGAACAGGATTGTGGATAGATGCTTCGACATCTGAGAGGGACGCCATTGAGATAATGTAATCAACATGTCCGATTTTATCGCTTAAAAGCTTGGAAAAAGGAGCAGTGAGGTCGTGAGTGAAAACTTTGACACGCTTTTGCCATTCAGGATTCTCGGATAGGACTACCTGCACACGATCAGTAAGACCTTTGTGTCTGAATGAATCAACCCCAATGATTTCCCAATCGGTCTTTTCTAGGAAATGTTGGAGAAAATGTGCAGAAATACTCCCACCAATACCCGTCAAAAGCAATTTCTTCATTTATATTTTTCTAGTAGATAAATGTGTTCGCTCCTCTTTTGTTCGTCGGACATTATATTGCTGGCCTGGCCCGGGTGGAGTCCTATTACCACATTCGGGGTGTTCAAAATCACTGGAGGGCCGTATGTGTCGTTGTATCTTTTGTATAGGTCAACATCCAAAAGCCAACTTAGGGTAGTGTCGAAAAGAAGACGGCCCTCTCTGCGGAATGTTAACACACTGGGGGAGCCTACTGTATTGACACCTGTGTATAAATACTCATTCCACGATGGCTCATGATAGTTACCGACGTTCTTTCCGTCATCATGGAGACATCCTGTTACCAGCCAAGCACTTTCCTTTGTAAAGTTGTCTACGATTTCTTGGAGAGCATTGCCATGAGCGAAGTAATCATCCATATACAACACCTTTATCAACTCTCCCTGGGCTGATTCAATCGCCCTGTTTGAGTTTACGGGCATTGAACCCGCCTTTGTGAGTATCACCTCGTAGTCCTTGAATGACTGTGCTTCGATTGACTGGAGGCATCGAGTGAGGAAGAACTGCCAATTCTCCATGAAGTGCCACGGAATGACGATACTTATTTTGGCCATATTTGGGGGAAATCCTTATAAATCTGCTCCATAAGTTCCTTGTGGTGTTTTCCAACTGCTTCAGTCCACATAGATTCTTTCTTCGTTCGATATAACACAAGTATTTCAGGTACAGTTACAATTGTTTTCCCACGAGTAAGCATATCGAACCACAACGATAGGTCTTCATAAGCGAACATCCTTGATGAATAGCCTCCCGTTTCTTGTAGGGCGCTGCGCTTAATCATCGAGAAATATCCGATACGGTTGGCCACCCTAAAATCATCTATCGTTGGGGCGGCCATAAGAATCACGTTCTCCTGGGCTAATCCAAAGGTTTGGAAGGATGGGGCGATGATATCTGCGTCTGTGGCCTTAGCGACGCGCACAAGCTCTTTTACGCAGTGGGGGAGCAAGATATCGTCTGCGTCGAGCCCGAGAAAGTATTGGCCCCGCATATTCATAATCCCGGCGTTCCTTGCCGATGCCAGTCCCTTATTTACTTGGTTGATTACTTTTACAGGGTATTTCGATGCGACTTCGAGAGTGTTATCGGGGGAACCGTCGTTTACGACTATTATTTCTATGTCTTCGTATGTTTGGTTGAGTGCCGATTCAATAGCTTCGGGCAGGTATTGCGCCTGGTTCCAGCATGGAATGATGATACTGACTTTCATTGTAGTTTTCGCATCTCTGCCTCGTGGGGGAATCCTTTACCTTTACACTGAATGATACGCATTATTTTCATGCCTGGTTGGTCTACCACGTCTCCACATGTGGGGCATTGAAAGATCATCTCTGTCTTTCGTCCAAGAAACTCATTGAGTTCTGCGCCTCCTTGCTTTGAGAGGGAGAATGGCTTGGTTATCGTGATTATCTTTGGAGGATAGCTGCATCCCCAGATAGGCTCGTAGTATTCCTTGATGAGGGAATCGGGGTAGATGTAGCTTGGAGTGAGTACCGTGATTTTGCCCTTATAGTCGAATAGGTAACGATTCCAATGGCTTTCATCATTCCAAATAGCGGTATAGTTTGCGTTGAAGTCCTTATCAATTCCTTTCTTCATGGTGTGCATGGCTTTGATGAAGAGCTTTGCCTTACCTCCTTGAAAACCACCTGCGTAGTAGAACGGTTTGAAGCGCTTCTTCCCATTCTCGTCTACAACTTTCCCTGGTCTTGGTATATAGGCTGCTGAATCAGGATTAGGCTCGTAGGGCGGGATATACTCTTTTCTGAGAGAGTACATCGGGTGTTCTGCTGCTAAGAGTCCCTCGGAGAGAATCTCGTCGCTTATCTTATCCACCACACGCATATCGGCATCGAGGTAGAACACATAATCATAGGTTTTAAGTATTTCTTCTTGCTGGAGAAATAAGTGGTATCGCATGAGGGTCGGGGCGGGCCATTCTATAGGCTCTGTTGGAAAGACAGTTATCTTCGGATCAGTGATATCAGGCATGTCTGACCATACGAAGTAGTCAACATTGTGGTGGGGCAGAAAGTTCACCTTGCAATCCTCTACCACTTGTCGGAAGTAGGGCCAGTATCGTTCATTGAGACTTATGAAAATGAGGGCCACTTTCTTCTTTTTCTCCATCTGAATATCAATATCATGCTCATTTACCTCCACTTTCTTGATATATTTGTTCTTTGGGAGTGGTATTTTCATGTTAATTGAAGTCTTCGATTCTGATAACGGGGCCAATTCTTTCTAATGAAATACCGACAGGCACTTTCTTTTCTTCTTTTATGATAGGTAATGGGATTATACCGTGTTTTTTCATGTATTTTACGGTATCCACAGGTCCATTCATTTGCATATCATGAAAACTACTGCGATCTATCGGTGTCGAGTCCCACTCAAACCCCGTATATTCTTCAATTGTTTCTGGGTTTATCATATTGTCCATGCTTTTTTATGTAAATCTCTCTTGGTAAATCTGCGCCTTCTGAGGGCCTGTTCTACATCAAGGAGCTTGATATGGGATTCTCTTTTCCATTTAATTAAAGTACTGAGGGGGATGTAGTTGAGCCATTTCTTGTGTTTGGGGTGTTTTTTACGGGTTGTTATCATTGTATGAGGGTGTTTAGTTTAAGATTTAGAATTGAATCCATATCTTTAATTATGTATATGATTATTGGGGGCGATACTGTGGTGTGATTGGGTCTTGGGTCTTTTCTCGCTCTTCTCTTTCTTTTTCCTTTTTTTGTCTCTGAAAGAACTCAGCGTCAGCTTCTAGTTCCTTTACCAATTTCTCTATTTCCATAATATCTTTCTCTATGATGAGTAATGGGGGCTAATCGTTTGCTAGTTGGCGGATTTTCTTTATGAATTGCTTATAGCTCATATCAATATGCTCAACACCACTATCCTCTTTGGATGGGAAGATGGCGTTTTCAATCTCTGCAAGTAGTTTCTTCTTATCCATACTCCTTTCTATTTATTCTAGTGTGTAATTGGGGGCAAAGCCTCGGCTGCTGGTTGTTACAATCTGATTACTTCGAGTCGAACTGTCGTCGGTGGTTGCGGAATTCCGAACTTGTAGACTGCACCGCATTTGCAGGTGAATGGAGCGTGTCTATTGGCATCCTGCGCTACGTCATACGGTACTTCCGTTGGTTCGTAAGAGTCCAAATGGCAGCCTCCACTCTTGCTCTGTGCCTCAATCTCCTCGTCGCAAACCTCACACTTAAACCTGATTGAATCAAACATTCCCATAATTATTCCTTAGTATTTGTTAGGGGGGCGAAGTTTTCTTTTATCTCGTCCCAGAATTTGGTGAATTGATGGTCGTATGTCCACGGTTTGAGCATGCGAATCACAAATATGACCAGTGTTATTACTATCTTTTCTCGCGCTGACAAATCGTTTGTTTCTTTTTCGTTCATGAATATATCTTTATCTGTTAAATGGGGGGAGACAATTAGTGTAGGTTTTGAGAGGGAATCTCAATTTAATTACTTGGCGCGAAATACGCCGTGATAATATCTGGAATCTCTGATACGTCTTTTGCAACTTTGTACGATTGTCCGTATTCAGTAACCTTACTTAATTGCAATACAAATCCATTATCGGCCACAGAAATGATGACTGATTTCGGATTATTGATCTTTGCAGGGTTCGCACTCAAACTTGCTCCTCCTATACTATTCGGTGATGATGGCATATTTATTTTTCCCTCCCAAAAACTAAACTAATAATCCTCCCACCTCAAAACAATTCTCTACTGTGATGATTGGCAGTGTGCTGGCGGGGAAGAAGAAATCTTTTGACTACTTGTTCCATTCGATTGCAACATCGGAAGTTCCCGCCAACAAACCACCAACCATCTCTACTATTGTTTTCTATGTACAAGGAGCAGGTGGGGAGGGTGACTTTGCCAGTCGGAGTACGAGGATTGGATACCTCGTGCCTCGCTGTCGGCCTTCCCGCAGCTCGTAGCAACGGTTCACCAGACGGAGTTAATCTTGGCGCGGGGTCTTATAAGTCCGTAGACTTTCCGCGCTGCAACTACGATTCCCTAGTGACTAGCTTCTCCCCCACCCACTTCCTGTATATAGGTATTTTAAAGAGCTAGTTTCTTCTTTTTTGGGGAGGCGCGGACCTTTTTCATGATGGCCGACCTCTCCTTCGCTGAAATCCCAAGCCAACGTGCCCGACCTCCTTTTCTCTGCATGTTCATGGGTTCCATGTCGTTAGTATACACTGACGTGCTTGCTCGTCAAGTGCCAAAAGTGGATAACCCTATTCCGTGGCTGCTTTCCTACCTCTTTTCAGGACCTTGTAGAGTGCTCTTTGGGTATTTGCGGCGGAAATATTCTAGAGCATTGAAGTGTCGGATTCTTTTAAGAAGCGCGAGTTGGATGTCTATTCGGTACATGGCTTCTACACGGTGGTGAAAATTGCACATCGGTAGCAAGCTCCATAGCTCGTTTTGTCTCTTTCCCCCGTAAGTGAAGGCGTGATTCCATTCTATTCTGCCAAGGCACTC